GCATTTCTGATGAGTATTCCTGAGGCAATACCCGGTCGTCATCTAAAAAAGAGGCGCATAGTGATAGACATGTGCTCTTCCTCAAGACGCCACTCCTTGCTATTAGCAAAATCCAGAGAACTGGAAAGACCCTCTTACGACCCCAGTACACCCAACACGACCGGCGAATGGTCATACTCAGGACCTGTAACGCCGTAGCTTCTATGAAGATACGTGGCGCGTCTGTAATTCTGCCCTTTTCCACCCAATCGTGAAACTCTGTGATAAAGTCCACTTTATCCCCTTTCTTTTATCTCGACCGAAAAGCGGTCAAAGTCAATGCGGTACCCCATTGCTGTTGCCCAGGCCTCTTTCTTCTCCACTAACAGCGAAAGTACCCACCAGAGAAGAAACATGATGTCCCACGCCGTTTTTAGTGGGCTAAACTTCTCAGCAAAAACCTCTTTAATGAGGTCTCTTGTCTCTGCCTCCGACAAAATCAGATACCGCCCCTCCCTCTTTATCACTTTCATCTCTTCCCCCCTCTTTCCTCTTCTTTATCTCCTATCTCCTCCCTTAATAATAATACAAGAAAGATATAAAACAAGACTCCTGCTATAAAAACTACTGCGGAGACTATTATGAGCATTTCTATTCTCCTTTTTCTTCTGTTGTATCGTTCATTTTAAGAGTCCGTTAGTAACGAAAGAGAAGAATTCGCCAGATGGAGTCACTATAATATGGTCTGTTAACTTGATTTGTAGTATCTCACCAGCGTCCTTAATCCGTCGGGTTATAATTATGTCATCTTCTGACGGCTTAGGATTTCCTCCTGGATGGTTGTGAGCGAAAATAATACTACAGGCATTTGTCTTTATCGCCGTCTTAAAGACCTCTGGAATGGAAATCGTTGAGTAATTATTTGACCCAATTGTCACAATCTCATAACCGGTGACCTTTAGACCATTATCCAGGAAGAGCACGACGGTATACTCCCGATCTTTTTTCCCGATTAGTTGATGCACGAACCTATTCATCTTCATCTTCAGAGTCATTAATTAACCATCTCCACTCGGAACGATTGGAGCTAAAACCATCAAGTCCGTTTAAATAACTGGAATAAAACGGACTTGAGGAATATTTAATATCATTCCGATCTGTAAAGTCTCCATAGCAGTAGATGTCTGAAGTTGTGAATAGCACAAATTTTCCTGAGAAGTGGAGCAAAGCATTTTTCCCAACCATTGATGTTATCATCGCTATTGCTCTTGAGTCGGATAGCACTTCAGGAATTTGACGCTTTTTCAAAGCACAGATCGTCTTCATCGCTTCACCATCATGTCCATTGTGAAAGAGTAGAGATAGTTTTCCGCTGTATTTAAGCGGATTGATATCTCTTTCTGTGACAATGAACGGATGAGTGAGCTCGGGGATTATTCCGCCATTAGTCCCCCGTCTGAAGTGTATCACCTGGGGAAGTGGAGCACGCTGCGAGATGTTGAATATTTGCTCCACTGTATTCAATCCCTTGATGTATACATTCCGCCCATTAAGACGGAATGCAATTCCGCATCCATCCTTGTTCGTTGCTTCTGCGTCTTGCAACTCTTTCATTGTTGGTTTCCGTTTTTGACAGACAAGTATTTGACACATATTTTCTCTTCCTATTGTAATATTGTTATCGCTTCAGTATCTTTTTGCTTCTGAAGTGGAAAGTTATAGAAATGGTCTTCGGGTGTTGGTGTAAACTCCTTAATTGTTTTTCTCAACCACTGAATGGCTCTTATGTGTTCAGTGGATGAAGCGAAATACGGGAATAACCGTATTTCAAACGTTTTTTCTGGCCTGTAGATTGGACAGAAATTGACAGGCCGATACCTTTGATGAGTGCAGGACCGAAGTTGTTCAATAGTGACATTTGCGCTAAGGCCCTTATTCATCAAGCAATCCAGGTAGTTGCAGTAACGATTGGTAAGTCTTGATAGATATTTTTCTATACCTCTAAAATGCTCGATATACCTATTTACAAGATATTGTTGGAAGCCCCATGTCAAAAGCTCCCACCCAGTTACATGAATATGGACATGGTTTCCACATGTCACGTTCTGTTTTATCCCGAGGCTCCAGATATATCTGATGAAGTCATAAATATCTTTCATCCGATTACTCCAAAAGCGAATCTCAAAGTTGCAATAAGTGGTGCCATCTACAAACACGCTCCTATCTCTTCCCAATGAAAACCGTTTCTCGTCGCTGAAATCTTTCTGGAGCTGGCGAAATGCTATGTCGCTCATACCGCATTCAATCTCAACGCCCATCGATATAATCTTAATACCATTCATCTTTTTTCTCCTTTCATACTCCGTTAATTGTAATCTCTTTTTTCATCGCGAGGTTTGCGATGAAGTTGTAGCACTCACCAAGGAGTTTTGCGATATCACAAAACTCTTTGATGGTGATATATTTTGCAATCGGAACCACTGTAACTCCATCCTTCGGGATTATCCGAAAGATGGCAATATTAAATTGTTGCTCCGATTGCGTCACTGGAAGAAAGGGTTGATTAACATCATCACACACATCTTTATCCCTTAGAGCTGCGTTTGAGGTCACCGACCTCTGGAATATCATCCTGAGCTCCTCTCGTGTGTCACGATAGAACTCAGCCTCCATCCCGCATCCCCAAGCGTTCGTTGTTTTACGACGCTCAAGATTGAGACTTTGAAGCACCGTCTCAACCCTATTCCACTCGTCTCCTTCCCAGATTATCTTTAAGTGTGGAATACCATTAAAATCAATTCTTATCTTCATCTTCTCCTCCCTTTTTTGTGCCTGATAGACAATGAAATAATTTATCTCTTCGTCCTTTTATGTTGTGGACTTAAGAGCGGCTGTTATCCCAGGGATATCAGAATAACAGCCGCTCTTTCTTACTTAGCGCTCTGCCTCTTCGAGTCGTCTCTGCAGGTCTTCCAGCCAGCCGCCTGCCTTCCAGCAAGCAGCACAGACCCTGAGCCACTGCCCTGTCTCTGGGTCCAGGGCAGACCACCCACGTCCACTGGGGACACGGTGTGACCGTCCCCCTCCTGCACACCATCCCGCTGGACCTCCATGTCTTACAACGTCGCACCCTCGCCAAGTGTACACTGTTCTTCCAAGCCCATCTCTTTCCTTCTTCATCCTTTCCATCTTTCCCTCCTTTTTTTCACCACTATTTTACCACTCCACTCTATACCAAAAAACTTAAACCACGAAAATCATAGCGCTACCAAAGCAAAGGCTTACCGTGGCACTCCTGCACGCAGCGAGGAAGACAGCAATTTTTTAGTTAAGTCTTTATGTATGAGTGAATTACGAAGTGATAATTTAAAGAACTTGCAATATGATGAGTGGTGGGGTATAATTACAGCAGGGAGGTGTGAAAGATGTTTTACAGGGGGAAATTTAGGGATTATTCTGAGAGTTTATTTAAGGCGAGCGGGAAGACGATACTTGATTTGATACGTCTTGGTTGGACGAACGACGAGATTCGTGAGGAATTCAAGCGGTTAAAGTTACAGAAACCGACCAGGGGTTATCTTGATGCATACAGGGCGAAGATTGGTGATATCAAGAAACTTGGAGAAGAAGTTTCCTACCAATTCCGTGAATTCGTTCGGTCACGGTCAGGGCTGGCGAGGCTGTCAGTGGAATCTGTGCTTGATGCGGTAATTCTGTCGGGGTTTTCGGCGTTACAGAGGCACAACACGGTATCTATAACCGAGTTATTAAAAGCGCTTGAACTCCGTCACAAAATCAATTCCAGTTCTGGTGGAAAATTTTCCTATGAAGAGATAAACAAGCAGATAGAGGAGATTTTCAAGGGGAAAGAAAAAGATGGAGAAGAGCAAGGAAAACCTTTTTCGGAGGCTGAAGTACTCGCCGATACCAGCGGCGATACCGTTTCATTCAAGTCCTGCGAAGATACGGATACTTCAAGCGCCGCCGAGGAGCGGTAAATCTTCTGCTTCTGTTGTGGAGGCGGTTTATGCGTTATGTTTTTCTTCGCAAAACATCTGGGTTGTTGGGGTAGACTATTCCACGACGGACAGATTTATTTTTGGTTCAGGTCATGTGAAAGGCGTACTGGACTATTTGCAGGAGCATCTTCCTTTTCTTTTAACCTCAAGTTCAGTCAAACGGAGGGGGCACAAAATCAGTTTAACTAACGGGTCTGAGATAAAGGGAAAGAGTGCGAAGTATGAAGAAAGTTTTGTAGCAGAACCGGTAAACCTCATAATTGGTGAAGATGCGGCATCTTTCCATGACGGGTTTTACGATAAACATCTTCGTCAGAGGACACTTGACACTTCAGGCAAGATAATTTTAAATTCCGTTCCGCCAGTGACGAGTAAAAACTGGCTTACCAGGCTGAGTGAGACGGCAGATGGTGAACATTTAGCCTCATTCACATGGTCGTTGTACGACAATCCGCACATTCCCAGAGAAGAACTTGCTCGGTACGAACTTGACTGTCCACCGCACCTGCGCCGTGCGCTGATAGAGGGGAAGAGCCCGACAGAAGATTCAACTATTTTTGGTAAGATTCGTGACAGAATTTTCCAATCATCGTTTTTACCGTATCATGATGGAGATTTATACCAGGCAGGAGTAGATATTGGAAAGGTTTTTGATAGGACGGTTTTAACAATAAGTGACTTAACCAGGCTTGAAGTGGTGTATATTGACATTTTCCCGCCACGGTTTTTCCAGGTGGACAAGGTCGAGGCGAGGCTGCTTGACGGACTTGCGAAATACAATTTTCCCAACACTTATATTGATATGACCGGTATTGGGCAGGCGTTTACTGAGATGGTTGCTCGACACCAGTTTTTCATTCCGTATTACATCTCAACACTTAAAGACAGAAACACGCTGATTGAGCATCTTGCATTAATGTTTGCTCGTGGACTTTCTATTCCTTTAATTCCACAGGTGATATCTGAACTTGAGGCGATGGAAATCGTTATGCGGCAGAATTATTACATTTACCGTCCGAGGAATAATGCCCATGATGATACAGTTATTTCCATGGCGCTTTCGCTAACAGGGCACTCGGGGTTGATGGCGGAGAAGCAGAGAATTCATTTAACAGAATCCTTGCGTGGCGTTCCGATAAATGCGGTCTATGATGAACCGTTTGATAAATACCTGCTTGACCTTGACATTGACATTAATGAACCAGTAATATAAGGTAATGGTTGAAGGAGGATAAATGCGTAATCCGTTTCGTAGAGCGAACCTTGCTACAGAGGGCGTAGCAATGTATTCTGAGGAAGGTTCGCCGCCAGAAATGCGTGAAATTGCAAAGACGGATACTTCTGATTATCTCAACTTTGACCGAATAGTTCAGACGAAAGGGTATCGGATATACCGTGAGATGAAATATGACGACCAGGTCAAGTTTTGTTTATTTTACAAAAAACTTTTAATTCTCTCCGCCGGGTGGAAAATTATTCCTTACGACGAATCAGAGGCTGCTTTGAATGTGAAAACCTTTGTGGAGGACGTCATTTCTTCTATGTCAAAATCCTTTTTCTCAATTCTATACCAATTCTTATCCGCATTTGATTTTGGTTTTTCAGTGGGTGAACTTATCTGGGACAGGACGAAAGATGGGAAATATGTAATCCGAAATATAAAAGTGAAACCACCGTGGGAGATAGAGTTTGAGTTTGATGAATACGGTAACCTATCACAGTTATGGATTAACAATGAGAAGATGCCGATACCGAAATTCGTGATTTACTCTTTTATGGAACAATTTGGCAACATTCGTGGTGAAGCGGATTTGAAAGCGGCGTATTCTGGCTGGTGGTTGAAACAGAATATTTGGAAGTTCTGGAAGCGGCATTTTGAGCGGTTTGGTTCGCCAATAGTGAAGGGGCACGTCCCGCCAGGCGCAACAAAAGAAGAACAGGATAAATTCTTTTCTTTAATCAATCGGATTCACCATCTGACCGGAATAATGCTTCCCAGAAATCGCACTGGTGAAGAATTTGATTTTGAAATTGTAGAGACAAAAAGAGAGGGCTCTTCTGCCTTTGTAGAGGCAATGACTGTTGCTGATGAAAAGATTGCTAGGGCGCTGTTGATACCACGCCTTTTTGGTGGCACAAAAGAGAGTTTTGGTTCTTATGCTCTCGGTCGTGAACAGTTTGATATTGTTTACAAATCATTGAACTATATCGGAAACGCTTTTGCGGAAGAAGTTATTAACCGTCAAGTATTTAAACCGCTGGTTGATTACAATTTCGCACCAGCGCAGAGATTCTATCCCAGAATGGTGTTTAACGAGATAACTCGTGAAACTGCAGAAGGAATGTTGAGATGAACATTTTCTTATGCACATTAGGTGGTCTTGGTGATACCCTGATGTTATCAATGCCAGCCAGGCGGGTCAAGACTATTTATCCAGAAGCGGTGATTACCGGTTCTTCGTTAGGCAGTTCGCTGTCCGTCCTTGAAAATAACCCTGATTTTTCTTTTTTGAAACCGAGGTCGACCTGGGCGGATTTACCCATCTTTTCTCAAAAATACGATGTTGTGATTGATTTTCGTTACGGCGTTAAGACATTTTTCCCAACTGGCAAGAAAATCAGTTTTGACGTTTCCATAGATGAAGTCAATCGTCGTCAACGGATGACTGAACTTGACCTCTGGGTCAACGATATACCGTTTTACCGGATGAAATTATGGATGAACTACCTCGACCAGTTACATCGTGATAGTGGCTCGTGGTTTAACCAAATCGGCGGAAACTGGTATTCTCTAATTTCCTATCTATCTGGTTTAGACTTTACTCCTTCAGACCTATTTATTCATACTTCAGCAGTAGAAAACCTGCCATTGGAATATGTCGCTATTTCAGTTCGTTCACCATATATTTGCCCGGTAAAGGTTTTTCCATACTCTCGTTTATCGCTAATTATTCAACATTTTAAAAAGGTGAAGTTCGTCGCTATTGGGAAACAAAGGTGTGTCAACTTTGATTTACCCAATGTGACCCAGATAACTGACCTATCCATTCATCAAGTGGCATACATTATTGCAAAAAGCAGATTCCTGATTTCCGAAGAAGGCGGGCTGGTGCATGTGGCGAAAGCCGTAGGAAAACGTTCTCTGGTATTTTTTGGTCCTACGCAAGAATATTTCTATGGGTATAAAGACAATGTTAATCTGACTGGTGATTACCCCTGTAGCCCTTGTTTGCACCAGTTTCCGTTCTGGGATGTAAGGTGTAAAGAAAACCATAGGGGGATATATTGTCAGCGGATTGAAAGTGTTGATACTGTGCAGGTGATAAATGCGATAGCGCAACTGTTAGAAAGCGAGAAATAATGAAAATCTTAATCGGGGTCATTTATGGTGGAAGGCGTGAGAACACTTTAGACCTATGCAAGTTTATCCAGTCAGAACAAAAAAAGAAGTCGCAGCACGTCATTGATTGTATCATCGGAATAAATTCACAGCGACCTGCTGAAGTTCCATTTCCAACGATTGGTTATGGGTATAATATTGGGCATTTCCCAATGGCAAACAAGATTGCTGACTACGCTATCTACAATGGTTATGACTACTTTGTAGATATTAACGACGATGTAAAATTAGTTAGAGACGGAGTGTTTGACCGGATAGTTGAGGAATTCGGGTGTGATTCAAAAGTATCGCTGGTAACTTTTCGTGAATGTATTCCGAACGAGGCAGATGCATTAGACGACCATTATGCTATTGAGTTCGCTTCAGCATGTTTTGCTGTTGACCTTAATTATGTGAAACAGTTCGGGTTGTTTGACACGCGGTTTTACTGGTATTCGGGTGATTCCGACCTGGGATGGGAATGCTGGAACCGCGGATACAGAATTCGCTGGATAGAAAATGGGTGGATACACCACGATTTCGCATGTGGAAGAGACCTGCCGCTGGTTGACCTTGATATTTTCGCCAGGATAGATTTTTTCCATCTTCAGAGAAAATGGAAAGGGAAGGAACCTAAAAAAGCTGCGTTAAAGTCTTACATGGAAAGAAAAACCCATGCAACTTAAACTCTTATGTGGTGAATTTACTAACACCTTCTTCTTTATATAATGAGAATCTGTCAACTCGGGCATGTGTTTAGTTTACCACCAAAAGGTTATGCTGGAGTCGAACGAGTGATGACCTGGTGGATTGAAGAACTGCGTGCACGAGGACATCATGTGACGCTAATTTCAAATGGCGATGATTCTATCTCGGTAGACAGACTTATTAAAAAAGATTTCTCTAATTTGGTAGATAGTTTTGCTCGTCCATTATCTCTGGTAGACGACATTGACGTCGTGCACGACAATAATGATAGTCACAACCCGTCACCAGAACGGTGGAGACGGCCATACATTTATACCGTCCATGCGATGGTTCATACTGGGAATCCCAACCCGGTCTTTTTGTCATTTAATCAAGCAAGGTTCTTCGGAAAAACCGATCCCGTCGTTGTTCATAATGGGTTTCGTATCAGTGAATACGAAGTTTGCTCTAAAAAAGACGATTTTTTTCTTTGGTGTGGAGCAATAAGAAGTTGTAAAAATCCAGTCACTGTTATTGATGCTTGTAGAGAAACCCGTCAGAAATTGAAGATTATTGGGCCTATACAAAGCCATGATTTAATATGGATTGGGTCGTTGAAAGGTGATGTGGAATACCTCGGAGAGATGGGGATACAACGTCTGGATTATTTCAAGTTAGCGAAAGGGTTTATCTACACTTTCTCAAAAGGCTGGGTAGAAGGGTTTAACCTCACCAATGTGGAAGCACTGCTATCAGGGACGGCAGTTCTTGCGATGTGGGATGAGACAAACTCTATTGTGAAAGAACAGGGAATTGAGCATGGGAAAACTGGTTTGCTTGTTCATCGGGATGATAAAGAAGGTCTCTATTCAGCGTTAAGAAACTGGGATAGAATTGATTTTTCTTCACGACGGTGTCGAATATCCGGGGAACAGTTTGATGTAAAACATACTGTGGATAAGTATGAACAGTTATATATCAGGGCTATTGAGGGTGAACGATGGTAATAGTTGGTGCTGGGTTAACTGGATGCGTTCTCGCAAGATTGTTTGCTGAAAATGGGAAAGATGTTGTTCTCATAGAAAAAGAATCTTTTCCTGGCGGGCTATGCGCTGATCGTTTCCGAAACCATCCGGTATCATTTTTTGGTCCTCATATTTTCCATACGAATGATGAGAAGGTGTTTTCTTTTATCAAACAGTTTACTGATATCAAAGAATATCGTCACAGGGTGTATGTCAAATACGGCGAGTTTTTCTTTATCTTTCCCGGGTATGACCGTGTGTTGCGCAAATGGGTGATACGAAACTATTCGTTGAAAATGTGGAAAGATTATTACCCGGAAATAGTGAAAAGCGTATCAGCACGAGTTGACCGTGATAGTGACGAGTATTTTCCAGACAAACACCAGTTCTTGCCCGTAGAGGGGTATACCAGAATGTGTGAACGAATGATATCCCACAAGAAAATTACTGTTTACTACAAGCGAGAAGTTGAGTTGAAAGATTTAGATACCAGACCAGTTTTTTATACTGGAGCGTTAGACAAACTGTTTTCATTTAAACTGGGTAAGTTACCATACTTTGGCATGGCGTTTATGGAAATCCAGCACAATAATTATGGTAAAGCTGTGATTAACTACCCCGAACAGAATATACCGTATATCCGAAGCACAAATTATGGGAAACTCTATACTGGCAGGTCATGTGAAGTTACTACAGTTGAAATACCAATTTGCATTCCTTCAAGACCAATGTATCCAGTTTTAACAAAGAAAAATATCGGTCTCGGTGAGCGGTATTGTCATCTTGCCGTGGAAAATGGTATAATTCCGGTAGGTAGAATCGCAAGGTATGTATACCTTGATATGGATGATGTGGTCAAAGAAGCATTTGATATTTTTTCAGGGTATTCTGGTAGGAGTTAGGATATGGGAGGAAATACCAAATCCAGTCGAATAGAAAAGCCCGGGTTAAGCGAATTTGTTCTTGTGCCAGACTTTATTTCTTTAACCGGCTCAACAGTTTATGGTAAACATGAGCCGAATGATATTGATATCACCATACGTCTACCACAGGGCGTGTTTGACGAGATTTACCAGCACAATAGAGACTTATTTGATGCGCTATTACTCAAACTACAACGAGACTTTGGCAGTGAAAGAATACATCTTATTCCATCGGCAGTCGGTCCCAACTGGATGCATGTCCCACTTTACGACCTCATTCTTCGTCCCAAACGAGCCTTGAAAAAAACCGATGTAGGAGAGCCAGAGTTTGCCAAAAAGAATTATTCAGAACTTCGTGCAGCATCGCCTGAAATTGAAAAACAGGCGCTGGAAACTGAAAAAGAAGATAGAGTTATACCGTTCAGGTTCTTTTACCCTGCGAAGACTGCCTTATCTGCGGTAATGTATCTCAAAGGGAAACCGAACTTTAACTCTGTTATCGAATGGATAGAAAAGGAGAACCTCTATGGTAAAGTCATAGCGCAGAAGAAATATGATGGTGTTTCAGTCATTCTCTTTAAATATGGTGAGAAAATAGAGTTTTACTCTGAAGATGGAAAACAAGTTGATAATAGCAAGTTCGGTGGAATTATTAAACAGTTAAATTGTGTTGAAAGTATTATCTGTGTTGGTGAGTTTGAGTTGTGGAAAGATGGAAAACATCTTAATCGTGAAACTGTAGCGGGTTACCTCCATCAGAAATCTGATGAACACTCACCGGGAGTGTATAATATCCATTCTTTACTTTATATCAACGGTGAGGATATTCATCTTGAGCACGAATCTACCAGGTTGAGTAAACTCTATGAAACCTTTTCTAAGATTCAATCTACTATTGGCATACCGCTTCCTGGTATAAATATCGTCCCTTCTTTCGTATTAACTGACCGGGATAAAACGGTTAAGATACTGAAACGGTTGGTTTCCGCTCCTGCTTCTGAAGGCGCTATGTTGAAAAAAGACCAACGGTATATTTTCGGGTATTCCAACGGTTTATTAAAGTTTAAAAAATATGAGACGCTTAAAGCCATTGTATGGAAGGTTAACCAAACCAGAGTTCCGACGGTTTTTACTTACCAGATTGCGGTGTTGCCGGAAAAGTATAAAGTGAAAAAAGAAGACCTTGTTCTTAAGAAATACCTTTCAATCGGCAGGACTTATCCTACAAATGCGAAGTGTTCTCCGGGCGATATTATCTCTATTTTGTTTCATTCTTTCAACCTTTATCGAGATGATGAAGGATTTTATTCTGCTAACGCATACGAACCAAAGTTCTATGAGCGAAACGAAGTGGAAAGCCAGCCTGATAGTCTTAACGATATCGTAGAGAAAGCAAAACTTTCCGGCTTGCTTGTTCAGAAATTTATAGAAGACCTGGCGTCTTACGACCCATCTACCGTCAATGATGACATTTTGCGAGACGATTTCCGTTTACTCATCGCCTGGATTGTTAATGGAATTAGAAAGTATCCACGAGATTTGGTTGTTCAGAAACTCAAAGAAGTCACGAAAGAGATACTTAAACGAGGTTGTGCTCGGCTACACCCTGAGAAATGCCCGGAAGAAGTCAGAAGAGTTGTTAAGGAAGTTGTTAAATCCGCAGTTGTGCCTGTGATACGGTTATCTGAACGAGAGGTTCATCTGGCGAAGAGCGGTATCACTAAGCTATTGGTTTGTGGGCGAAAACGAGAGAAGGGATACTATCGTATAAACGACGGCTCGTTAATATATCTCGGAGATGAATATGAATCTGGTTGAGGCTGTTTCTTCACTTCATCGGTTGACTGAAGACGAAATTCTTGCGACTAAAGGTAAAGGGGCAATCCATTATTATCCCTACTTTTTCCTATTACATTCAGAAGACGAATTTCTTATTGCGCCAGATGAGTCTCATCAATGGCGGTATGTGATTCAATTACATTTTCGTGGAAAAAGTGTTCATGGTGACTTAAGGCTTGAACGGAAATACGACCTGCTTGGCTGGACGCTATTGTTGTCATTACCAAAAACAGTGACCTCGCCTGTGATGACATTAGATGAGGCGAGGAAAGTGTTTAACGAAAACGAGTTCAAGATTGATTTTGAAAACAATACTATTCGTGAACGCAAAATAAAGAGCGGGATAGTCCGTGAAGGAGAAATTCAGGCGGTAAAGAAAGCGCCTGAACCCAAAGAATGGCTTTTTGTAGAAGGTGTTTCGCCGCCGGGTGAAGTCGGAGCAACAAGAAGTTACCCTGGTGTGTTTCTTATTGCTGATAAGGGTATAGTGGAGTATGGCAGCCAGCAGCCGCACCTTCACGAATATTTCTTTCAAGGTGAACGGTTGTCTGGTAGGTGGTTTTTCCGAATTCTGTCTCGTGAACTCAAGGAAATACTACCGCCAGGGAACGAGCCTGAGCCGGAAAATGTTCGTAGTGGGATATATTGGGTTTTAATCCACCCGGAAGACCAGACACCATATGTTTTGAGCCAGCGTGCAGTAGAGAAGGGTTACCTTCCGCCGCACGGTATGTCTGCTATTCCGAAGCAAGTCAGGGAAAAGGTCCCGAAAGGTCTGAGGTATTGGCAAGAAGGTAACTTTGAGAAGGCTTTAGCCATGCGTAACGAATTGGTTAGCCTTGGTGTAGCCAAGTTTACTGAAATGTTGGACTTGAAGTTACACTATGTTTCGTGGAAACGGACAACAAAAGATGGTAAGCCTGTAATAGTCATTCGTCCTTCGCCATCAACACAATATTATCTGTTAACCATTGGAAACAAGGTTTTTGAATGTGAGTCTAACCCACTGGAAACAGATACTCCCGCTGTTATTCGCCCTGGAGTTGACTTGAGTAAGTATAACTGGAAAAATTTTGTTCTACCCGCTGGAAGTAAACTCAACCCTACAAAAAACACCGTTGCGAGAATTTCGCTATTGACTGCTGGCAAGACTGTGGTCTATATTAATAGTGATACACTGATAAAGTTTTCCTACCGTGGGAAAACTTATGTAGCGAAGCGGTTACCGGGCGAATCTGTGTGGAACATTACTGCATCAGATTTACATTCTATTGACAGAGGGGATGAGTGGTGAGTATAATACCAATAATCAGGGAGGCGAACTATGTTTGATGAGATAAAAAGACTGATAAACGAATGTGAGTCATTTGACGAGATTGACAATCTTATTGACAAACTTTCGTTGCAGGCGAAACAGTATGAAAAGATTGACGAGTTTTTTGATTCATTAATTGAGTGTGATGAAAAAGAAATTGTGGCTAAACTCAACGAGTTCATCACATTTGCGTCAAAGTATGGCTATCCCTTGATGGATTCGCAGAGAAATGACATTATTAAGAGGCTTCAGGAGATTATCAAGCTTCCACAGGAAAAAATTAAAGATGCATTGGTCGAGTTCGTTGCTGCATTGAAGTCTGGGAAGTATGGCGTTGTGGAAAAGACCGTGCCAGATTATGGGTATCCGGCTAAGTTTATGGAAACAGTCAACATTTTTGACCAGGAAATTGCCTCACCTGTAAAAAACGGCGCTACGGAGATAACCGAATCTGATTTACATGAAATTGCTTCCAATTGGGCAAGACTCAGGGAAATAGTCAAACCGCCAATTACGCTCGGACACATATCGTTCAGCGATGATGCTATAACCGATTCTGGGAAAATGTTAAATTCATCGTTGCCAGCGTTTGGCTGGGTTGAAAATCTCCGTGTGGAGAAAGGGAAACTTATTGCTGATTTCAAAGACGTCCCTAAACGTGTTGCTGATATCATCCGTGCTTCAGGATACCGCAGGCTTTCGCCAGAGATTTACATTAACTTCAGGGATAAGGATGGAAATGTTTATGGGAAAGTCCTTCGTGCGGTGGCGTTGCTCGGAATGGATATTCCCGAGATGAAGGATTTGAAAGACCTTGAAGTTCTTTATTGCGATGAGACTGGTAAACTTGTGATTGCTGGCTGTGAAAAACAGAAAGAAAAACCGGAGGTGGATATGGATAGGTTTGAAAAGATAGAAAAGACAACACAGGAGTTGTACCGCGAAAATATCTTATTGAAAGTAGAGAAGTTCATGGAACAGAACAAGACAAGAATACTCCCGGCGTATGCAGAAAAGGTAAAGGCGGTTCTGATTGAGACAGCAATGAACGATGCACAGTTATTGACTTTTTCTGAAGATGGGAAGGAACGCAAATTGAGTATTCACGATGCGTTGAAAGAAATCTTCTCTGCGCTGCCAGAGTATGTTTCATTTGAAGAAAAGAGTAAAACAGAATTGACAGAAGAAGATAAAGAGTTGCAGACAGTGGAAAAGTATATGCAGGAACGAGGGTTAACTTCCCACGTTCAGGCATATGAGGAAATGCGTGCGAAAAACTTGCTGTAAGGAGGTAACATGGCAAGAAAGACTAATACGGCTGGAACTGTGATTACTCGGATTAACGATACTGGTAGCGATATCTATCCCTATCGTGTAGTGAAACTTTCTACCGACTCTTCTGAAATCGAGTATGCGACTTCAACGTCTGCGGCAGTAATTGGGGTAACGCTGTTTAACCATCTTACCTCAGCCGGGACGTGGGGTGATGATGATGCGGTTGCGATTCAGATTGATGGTATAGCTGAGATAGATGCTGCTGGCATGATATCCGCCGGGGATTATGTCGTGGCGACGACTTCTGGTAAGGTCGTATCTGGAGGGTCGGTGAGCGACCTTTCTTCAGTCACGCAGGGATACTATGTCGTCGGTATTGCATTAGAATCTGGAACCAATGGGACGAGGGTATCTGTTTTACTTCGTCCGCAGATAATCTAAAAAAAAAGAGATGAGGGAGGAAACATGGCAACATACATTAACTTAAAACTTCTGGACAAATTGGTCATAGATTACCAACCGCCAGCGGAAACTTTCATCGCAGAAAAACTGCTGACGCCAGTTCCTGTTCAAAGCGTGTCGGATAAGTATGCGGTTTTTGCAAAATACTCTTCTGGCTTGGTAGATGACCAGGTCGGGTTTAAGTCAACTACTGGTGTGTATGATGTGATACGGGTTCCATCAGAGGGTACTTACGCCTGTACTGAACATGCGTTGAAAGACCTTATCACGGAGAAACAGAAAGAGGCTTATGGGCAGTGGTTTGACCTGGTGAAAGAAGCGGCTTTTGGGCTAAAGCGGCAGATTATGCTGAACAGAGAATATGCTATCGCCACACTTGCCGCGGCTGCTTCTTACTCCACCACACCAAGTACGAAATGGGATGCAGCGTCTGGTGTGACTATCGAAGCAGATATTCGTGATGCGGTTCAGGCATTTAAAGACCAGTGCGGGATTTATCCCAACACCATTGTCATTCCGCAAGAGGTCTGGAATGTGATGGTGATGGATTCTACTTTGCGAGATGTATGGACGCTGATTCCGAATCGGAAACAGCAGGATATCAACCTGGCTTCACTAATCGGGATGCTGTTTGATATCCCCAACGTTCTTGTTCCGAATATTCAGTATGCCACGACCGGGAAAGGCGCCACTGAGTCGCTTTCAAGCGTTTGGACGGACAATGTCTACCTGGTATACGTAGCCCCTCGTGGGACGACAAAGACATTCACTTGGGCAGCGAACTTCATCTACCGTGACTGGAATACTCGTGTCTGGGATTGTGAAGACCCTGAAGGACAGTATGTTAAAGTGTCGAGGGAAGACTGTCCCAAAGAGGTGTGTTCCACGGCGATTTATGCGTTAACTAACGTGCTGACATAATATGGCTTACATAGATTATGAGATGTTGCTATCCGAGTATCCGCAACTTGCGTTACAGGTGCAACGAGGGACGGTATCCTCGGGGAAAGTCCAGCGGTGGATTTCCTCTGCGGAAGCAATAATTGATTCTCACCTTTCAGCGAGGTATAATCTGCCGCTGGATTCCGTCCCCGAGATTATTAAAACCATTGCGTATGAACTATTTGAGTTTTTCTGGCAGAAAGATGCCTATACACCATCTTCTACTGATAAAGACCAGCCATGGATACATGCGAGATATGATAGAGCGATTTCTACTTTGAGAGAAATTGCTTCCGGGAAAGTCCCGTTACTGGATTCCTCTGGAGAAATAATCCAGCCCAGTGTTACACGATTAGGCGCGATGACGTCTAACCACATCAATGTTGACCAGATTTTCACTATGGGCGACGATTGGGAAGAATCGGTTGATGAATACTACGACGCTGAGTTTTGAAGTAAACTGGTGTGAAATATGGCAGATACTGGTATCAGGTTGACTTATGGGGATAGTGCGACCGGATTTTACACGGGAATGCTGTCAGCATCAGTTTCCTCAGCCGTGCGTGAGTTTGTAGGTTTAATAGGTCGGCGACACATTGCAAAATGTAAGGTTGTTAGTGAAACATTTCGGTTCTATTTAGGAAAACAGACGCAGATAGTAATCGGTCGGATTGAGGAAGAAATTGAGGGGAAGTTAACTATGCGATACCGTGGTGCGGTCAGCGATAAGATTACTTCAAAAGGTTTTGGTAAATTCCCGCCAATCGCATTTTCTACAGAAGACTGGCGAGAATGGAAAGTCAAGAAACTCGGCTGGACGAGAGAAGGTTCTTGGTCATCGCCAATGTGGTTTACGGGCACGATGCGGCGAGAGTTGACTGGAATTGATAAAAAAGAAGGGTTTCAAGTGGAAAGATGTAAAATGTTTCAAACAGAGCCTGACGGGTCAGTCTCGCTTGCGGGGATTGTTGTTGAAACCTCGCTGACTGAACCGTATGCGGCTGATTTACCGCCACTATATTTCGGCGAACGATACCATACGTTTATAGATATGGTTCGTGGACATCAGGCTCAAGGATGGGATATAACATTATCATCGGCTGAGTTTAGAAGGGAAGTGTTATTACCAGTGCTGAAAACGGTCAGAAAACAAGATGTTTTGCGTAACCTTCGTGAGATACGTCAAGTGGTCAAATTGTCCGACGTTGACAGTATTTCGAATAAGGTTTGTCGAGACCTGGCTTTATCAGCATCTATGGCAAGAGAGGTCTATATGCGTGACCCAGATGCTATGATAAAATTCTTGATTCGTGAAACTGGAGTCACGATGGATGATATAAAAGGTATGACTGCGAACGAGATTGTCAATCTCATTCGTCACTGTATTGAATCTGGCGTATTACGAAGTTTCAGTATGGTCTACGGGAAAGGTGGAAGGAAAAAGAAATGAAGTATATCCAGCAAGTTAATCTGGTAAAAGATTATATTAGCGACGTCATTGCTTCAGCGGGGATAAAGAATCTTAATGGTGTTGCGTTGAACATTTTTTCTCACGGTGTGCCAAAAAGTTTTAGTGTGAATGACTGTCCTGCTTGTGCGATTGTTAAGCGAATGGCGTCTGGCGAACACCACGAGACTGACCAGCCTGGATTATGGCTACCATCAACCGTGATGCTTCGCCTGCTTCTTGTTGATGTCTCTATGGTTGACCTTCGATCTGCTGAGGCTTCGACCGATGACTTGATTGATAGTATTCTTGAGACACTATCTCCACACGCCTCACTTTCTGGCTACGGCTATGGAATCAGGGTCTCGGCAATAACCTGGAATGAGGAACGAATTGAGGGGATGTATTATAGTGAACCAGTGATTGATTTAGAAGTCATACTTAGTTATTAACACGAAGGAGGTTATCATGGCTTACGATAGCAATCTCTTAGTTTCATCTCCGGCGACGGTTCTAATTGGGAATTATGGCGAGGAGTATACTGAAGTCGGTTATACCAGAGATGGTATAACAATTAGAAAGACGAGAACAGCGAGAGATGTTGAGGCTGACCAGCGGTTACACCCGATTAATGTCGTTGCGACTGCTGAAGGATATGAGATAACCATTCGTCTTCTTCAAGTGACTTACGAAAACCTTGCGTTGATGTGGGACGAGCCAGGAGTGACCGGTCTTTCCGGCAGGTTAGGATTGTCGACCTCGTCAGAAGCCAAGTTTAAGAAAATTAAGATTTACGGTACTCGGGCTGATGGGACAATTGTCACCTGGGAGTTTCCGAAATGTTTTGCAACAGGATTTGGCGACTTCGTGTTTTCAAAGACCGGAGACGCAATTATTGAAACGACTTATCGTGTATTGTGGGATGATACCAGTGGCACAATTGGCTGGTTTACGCCAGCGAGTGAATCCTAACCCCAATACAAGGAGGAATTGATGATTGAAGATAAAAAGCCGTTTCGGCGAGGTGTATCAACGATTAAGTTTGATGAGCAAGGTGTTTATCTTTCTGATATTCATCTTGCTGCAGTAGTTCTAAACCTTGTACCCGGGGCTGAATGTACCTCGGCTGTGCCGAGTAACACTCAGCCCTGTTTTCTTTTTTACATCAAGGGCGACGTGCCACAGATTAAACATGTGATATCGGACTTTTATAGCGCACGGATTGACGGGCTCGGTGCTAAATTGAAACGGTTTGTAATGACCGTTAGTTACCTGAAACTCTTATTGCAGAAAGCAAGGGAGGGTGGAAATGGGTGAAAGAGACGACGTTTTCTTGAAAGATTATGTTGATGCGGAATATCGAGGCAAACCATTACGGTTTCACGCACTAAACATTAAAGATACGATGGAGTTTCTTCAGTTTATCACCTCGGGTGAGACAATGTTTTTCGACGAGGAGAAGATGCTTTACTTTATCAGCAAGTCGCTAAAAGTCGATGTCAAAGATGTTCGGAAAACACCAGGGTTTCTCATCTTTGCGATTGAACAGGTAATGGAGGCGATTGATTTCCCTTTTTTGTTAAAACATTCCTACAACCTGCTGGAAAAGGTGAGAGAAATCGCCAGCCAGCTGGAGATTTCTTTACCAGAGCAATCGCAAGAGTTGCCTGGAAATTCCACATCTCCCCAGACAAAGTCGTCTCAACCCTCTCCCTGAACCAGTTTTTTGCGTTATACTACCAGTCGTTTCTGGTAGAGCGAGAAGAAATGAAAAACCTTGCGGTTGCTATTGCAGTCGGAGCTGGCGCTATCGTGTCGCAAGAAGGGAAACGGGTATTTGACGAATTCATTAGTGAGAAGGATTTACCCTCGTCTTTGCACGGTAAAGAAGTAGACGACGAGTGGCTTAATAGGACCTAAAATGGCATACAAAATTAAGTTTGATATTTTATCAGACTTCACACAACCCATCCGTGATACGAAAGAGTTACAAGAAAGAGTTTCCACTCTCGTTTATGCATACAAAGACTTAGCCGATAAATTGGAACGAGTCAAAAAGCTCCTCGTAGCGATATCTCAAGCAAAAGGTGTCAGTGAGAAAGACCTGGAGAAAATCATTCAAGCTGGTGAAGGTGCAGCTGGAAAAGTCACGCTTACCAGTGGAAAAATTGTTGCAAAAGGTGCAACATTTGGAACGGAATACGAAGTTTCTGCGGTGACACAGCAGCGATTTCAAGAGGAACGATTAAAATTTGAGGAACGGCTGATTAAGGCAGGATACGACAAAGAAAATATTGCGAAAAAACTCAATGAGTTTGACCGTGTTGCGCAAACTGATATCGACGCTTTTCTTGCGAAACAGAATATCCTAATCTCTCGTCACGCTCAGCGTTACCAGTTAATCCAGAGGATTACAGAACAACTTAAACGCCACCCAGAACTTGTTGACCAACTCAATCTTTCCGAAATAAAACTCTCCAGATTGAAAACCCTTCAATTGCGTGAGCTTGCTGACCAGATAAGAATGACTGTTATTGCGAATACCAATGAACAAAAAAGAACTGTTCTCGCTGAGAAACTCTCAAAAGAACTTACCAGGCATCCCGACATTGCTCGACGCATTGGGGTTGAGAAAGAGAAACTCGCTACTCTATCATTTACCGAACTAAAAGCGGTTGAGCAGACTCTTAATCGCGAGAAAGACCGTCAGGCGGTTTACCTCAAACGGATGACGATTCTGCATTCTCTTGGCTATGCTATGCTTCGCACAGGTAAACAGATTGAACAGACTGGAATAGTCATGGTTGCAGCGATATCCGCTACTGTGCGTGAGGCTGTGCGGTTCAACCTTGAAATGGTCAAATTGATTTCAGGGACAAATATTTCCATCAAACAAGGGTTACAATTGGCGATGGTCGCTGAATCTGCTGGTGTGCCAATTCAGCAACTGACTAAAGGTGTGAATAACTTCTACCAGGCGTTACTTACAGCGGGACAAGGGACGTCGCTGGTCGCAGCGAGAGTGCGAGAAGTCTTGACTGCGGTTGGAATGACGCCAGTTCGGCTTGGTCAACAACCAATTGGCGTGATGGAGTTCTGGGATAAGATACGAGAGGTTTACCAATCATTATCTAACGCTCAAGATAAGGCATATATCGGTCAACGGGTATTCGGCCAGGCGTATGAAGAGTTTATACCAATTCTTGAGATGTCGGCGGAAACCTGGAATAAACTTAAAGGTATAGCGGACAGTTTCTGGGGATCGACTCTTCCGCGAACCGAAGAGTTTAACAAACGCGTAATTGACCTCAATGCTAACTTTATAATCTGGCGAAATACATTTCGTCTCGTTGGAATGGAACTAATGGAATCATTATCTCCGGTATTTCAATCTATTGGGACACACTTGTCAAAGTTGATACACTGGTTTTCATCTCTTTCGCCAGAAATTAGACGAGCAATCTCTTTTTTCACGGTTTTTGGCGCTCTTGGTTTGCTCGTAGCAGGCAGAGTAATACAGGTTGTTGGTGCGTTGTTCACTCTTATTGGTGCACTAAAACAATTCTCGTTTATATCATCAGGGATTTTATCTTTGATGTCACCGCTTAACGCTACGCTATTGGGCTTAGCAACAATCTTAGCCGGCGTTGCTGTTTATATGAGTAGAACTAATCTCCAACTCAGCGAAAGCGTCAAGACTCTTGAACGAGAGACTGCATTATGGAAAGAACTCTTATCGGTTTATCGTCAAGCTTTACCAGAACTTCAACGGCTGGGCCAAGCGCAGTCTGCATATAACCAGATGATGTTATTATACCACAAGCGGCAAGAGTTAATCAAAAAATTGAGCGACCTCAGTGGAACACGAGAAGAACGTATCCGCGTGATACAGGAATACAACCTTCTCCCGTCAGGACCGATTGATAAGATTGGCTCGCTTCTGGTTAACCATATTCGTCAGGCAAGGGCAAATATACTGAAAGAACTTGAAGCCCTTACTGAAATGGAAAGTAAACAACTGGATAAACTTAAAACCGTGACTCAGAAAAAGTTTGTTCCATCAATTATGCCATCGACTGAAGATGTGGCTAAAGAATTTAACAAGTTTTTCGACGAACTACAGCGACAGGTCTCTGCCAGCAGGATAAAGGAGACGATACAGTCCGAAATTGAACTTATTGACGCACTCATTGCTGGAGTGCGGGAGAAAGTAAAACAGACACCACAGTGGCAGGAAGTCGCTCAAGCAAAGATTAATGACTTGTTAGCCAGAAGAAATTTGTTGGAGGAACGTTGTGCTGAAATTCTTCGTGAAGCTAATTCGTTACTACTTGAGTTTTCCACTCGTGCGGAAAGACTTCCACGAGTGTTCTCCGAAGTCACAGATATGATTAATAGAACCGATGAGGCAGTTGCAAAGCTTGCTCAAGTCGGAACAATGGAAGCCGAAACTGTAGCGCTATTGTTGAAAGAGCAGTTGAAAGAAACCATTCCTGCACGGCTCATTGAGTTTCAGCGGGAAACGCAGCTGGCGTTACTCAAGTCGGAACGAGAAAGGATTCTTGCTGCAAAAGAGCTAAGAGAGCAGGACGCAGAAGATTACAAGAGAAACCTCGCCCGGAGTATAGAGACTGAACGAGTGATGGAAGAGGAACGGTTTAAAGAAGAAGAATCTGTTTTTCTTACCTGGGCGAACCGCGATGTTATCAACCAGCAGGAAAGAAACGCTTTTCTGGAAACATTGCATCAGGCGCATAAAGATAATTTACTGAAAATTGAAGAAGAGTATCAGGAAGAACTTACCAGACTGAATACTCGGCTGGAACAGGAAGAGCAACGGCGTGAACGTGAACGTGAACACCGTGTTAGAGAGTTTGATAGAAAAGAGTTGAAAGAAAGGATTAAAGGAAAAGATGACCAGGTCAAAGTTGAATTGTTGGGGTATACTGAACTCATTGATATCTATAAAGACTACAAGGAAAAAGTTTTATTAAACGAAGATTTGAGTGAAGAGGAAATTCTCACCAGGGTGGAAGAGACGGAAGACGCAATTGCTTCCCTACTTGAGAAGGAACTGTCTCGTCGTGCTGAGATTTACCAGCAAGAAGGAAGAATCCGTATTGATGCCCTGGAAAAAGCGGCTAATGAACTTATGGTTGCGTACCCCGAATATTTTTCAGATATTTTCAGCCTGCTTGAGGCTGGGCGGCAGAAAGAAAAGAAACCTCAGCCTGAGTGGTACACTGATTGGGAAAATAATCTTGAACGGATAAGAGTGACGATTAACCGCAGTTTACCATCAATTGGAGATGCAATTAAAGATGTTGTTTCTGGCATACCTGAGGCTTTTGCGGAATCTTTCGCCGGTGTGTTAACTCACACTAACTCTTTTGTGAAATCTTTTGGTTCGGCGATTCGTAGATTGACGCAGATGGTTTGGGAAACGCTGGTTAAACTCGCAATGCAGATTCTTGCATCGAGAATTATTATGTGGATATTCTCCTTTTTGAGGATTGGCGGTCAAACCCCATTCCCAGCTGGACTTAATGTGCAGTATGAACAAGCAATGGGCGCTACTATTGCGCCAGTCGAAGTCCCGTCGTTTCAGCATGGTGGAGTAGTTCCAATCCTTGCACATGCGGGTGAACTCGTTGTCCCCCAGTGGAAAACCAGAGAACTAATCGCCAGGCTGGATTCTTCCGGGGCTGGGACAGGGCATATCAATCCTGCAAATGTTAACTTGCATTTTAACATCTCTGCGATTGATACTCAATCTGCAGTAGAGTTTATTCTCAAAAACCGTTCTGCTATCGCCTCATCTATTCAGATGGCAGTTAAAGAAAACCATCCGATTCGAAGGAGTTGAGCATGGAACAGGAGATATTCTCTACGGTTAATTACTACATTCGTAATCCAGTTGAACGATACTGGGATTGGAATACAGTAATCACTGAATACGAAAACGGTGTGGTGGACAGACGGCAACGGTGGACACGGCCAAGACGAAGATGGAAATTCGCCTGGTCATTGATGAATGAGGAACAGCGGAATGAAGTGATTTCCTTTTTCAATTCTGCCGCAATGGGACAAGCGAAAGTGTTTCTTCTTAAGGACCCTTTTGACCACAGCGCAGTATGTTCTTTTACTGGGGATGGGACTACGACTGAGTTCCAGTTGTATAAGGACTATTATGATGCGTGGAGAGAGTATAAAACCAGAATTGACGTCACCAGCGTTGCAGTTTCCTGCTCAGAATCCCTGCCATCTTATATCATCTCGGAGTATGGGATGTTAACTTTTTCTTCTCCGCCACAAAATGGTGTAGAGTTTAGCGTGAGTTATGACTTTTATTTCCGGGTTTCTTCTAATAGCGATACTTTGACCGACACGAAAGTCGCACCAAGTCTGTGGGAATACCACGATTGGGAACTTGTAGAGGTATTATGAAAAATCTGTCAAGCATTGAGGTTTTCAATGCGCTTAGCGGGTCCGCTCTTGTTCACCTATACCAGTTGTTCTATTCCGATACGGAAATGGTTTGCCTGACCGACCACCAGGAAAACCTTGTTTTTCAGTCACAAACATATACAGCCTTTCCCGTCAAAATGGAACAGGTTGAGGAAACCTCTGAAGGAAGTCTCCCACGAGTTAATATCAGTATTGCCAATGCTTCAAGATATATTGGGTCGTTTGCAGAAAACTACGATGGGTTTAGAGGTAGACCGCTTATAGTTCGAACATGTTTCCCGGAACTCGTCGAAGAAGAAGATAGCCATCTTGTAGACCACTTTGTGGTTGATTCTTGTATAATTTCTCCTGCTGAATGCCAGTTTATCTGTATTCCTGCGCTGGACGTTTTCTCTGTATCTTTACCATTTCGCAGGTTTCTTCGGTCATACTGCGCATGGACCTATAAAAGTATTGAATGTGGATACACGGGCGAGGAGCCCGAAGGACAAACCTTCTGTCGAAAAAATTTGTCTGACTGTATCCTTCGTGGGAACCAAGCACGGTTTGGAGGGTTTCCAGGTGTACCGGGACGAAGAATATGGAAAGTATGATTGGATTTGTTCAGAGATATCTTGGCACAAAGTATTGTAGGGGTGGAAGGGGTGTTGATGGAATTGACTGTATTGGACTTGTTCTAAAGTTTTATGAAGAAGTCTATAAAGAGAAGTTGCCCGATATATACCGTAAAGATTTTGACAACCAGGGGAAATTTGACCGGGCAGTAGAACTGTTTTCTAAGTCATTTTACCCGGTCTTTTCTCATAAAAAAAAGCCTGGCGATATTGTTTTATTTAAGTTTGATAAGACATATCATGTCGGAATTGTAATCAGTCAGCAACAATTTATCCATGCAGAACAACGCCGTGGCGTGGTAATCCAACGGTTTCAGCGAGGGATAAGGTATGGTTTCTACAGAAAAAAATGAATTCTTAACTGTTAACATAAGGTTTTACCCTGAACCGTTCTCTGTCAAAAACTTTTATTCCACCAAAGTTCTGGTAAAACGAGGGTCATATATTGAAGATGTATTTCTTGAAGTCCGACGGCTTAACCCTTCTGTCCCGGAGAAATGCTACGCCGTTTCTTTCGGTAAAATAATCCCACCTGAAAAGTTTCGTAGTAAGATGGTTTACCACGGGCAGGCGATTCTTTTTCTACCAGTAGTCGAGGCAATGTTCGCACCGCTGATTGGTGGAGTCGTTGGCGCACTTGCTGCCGGTCAAATCGCTTCTGCTGTTGGATTGGGTATCACGGCAACGATTGTTGCTGTATCAGTAGGATTTTCTATTGGGTCAATGTTGGGGTCGGTTTTGTTTCCCATTGAGACTACTGTCCCCTTTGGGGAGAAAGAAAGCCCGACATACTCCTGGGAATTGACGGAAAACTCTTTTTCACCAGATACTCCTGTCCCGATTGTTTATGGTGAGCATAAGGTCGCAGGGCAGGTTATCAATATGTATGTGGAGAATCTTCCCTCAAATACTCCCGCTACCGGAATAGCCTACCTTAACTATTTTAAGGTTTCCGATGAAAAGATTTATGTTAATCCAAGGGAGGCTAACACTCATTCT